TCACCGTAGAGATCTACCTTGACGGTGGAGACGCCACCAACTGACAGGAAACCCAATGCCCCCCACAACCCAGATCAATATCCGCCGAGACACCGCAGCGAACTTCACCAGCGCAAATCCAACGCTTGCCCTAGGGGAGATTGCATTCGAGACCGATACGCGGAACTTCAAGGTGGGCAACGGCGTGACCGCTTGGACAAGTCTGGCTTACGCCACGAACTACCGAGGGAATGCGGCGGCTCCGACGAGCAACGTGACCCTCGGACCATCCGCAGGCGCGTCGCTCAATGCTGCGGCAACGCATTCGACCATGATCGGAAGCGGAGCAGGCGATGCGGTGCGAGCAAGCGATAGCAATGTCGCAATCGGGCGCGATGCGCTCGGATCGTTCGTCAGCGGTGCGCTGCTCATCACAACCACGGCAGCAGGAAGCGGAGGCACGGCAGGGACATATACCGTTCCATTGACCAAAGACAGCGGTGACGGCGAGATGTCCGTGTATCCGACCATCAGCGCAACGGTCGGCGCAGGCGGAACGGTCACAAGCACAACGTTCACGACGAACGTCGAGGGCACGTTAGGTCTTACATCGCCCGGATCGAATCCATCGGTTCAGAGCGGGATCATTTTCCGGCCTGCCGATCCTGTCCCTGTCGGATTCCCGTCAAACTTCCGCTGCAGGCTCGATTCGGTGCAAGGCAACTGCGTTGCCATCGGTCAGGATGCGCTACTGCTGAACAGCACCGGACGCGACAACATTTGCATCGGTCAGGCGACTGGCGATGCCATCACCACCGCGCAAGCAAACATTTGCATAGGTCGGGACGCGGGAACCGGTTTGACCACCGGAAACGGAAATGTGATTGTTGGAACTGGATCGGCAACGGCTGCTACCAACATGGGAGGTGTTGTTGTCATTGGGTCGCAAAGTTGCCCATCTATCAACGCTTCCTCTACCGTTGTAATTGGAAATAGGTCTGGATTTTCTATAACCACAAACGCTGGCTCAACCACGATTATTGGTTCATCCTCAGTGCAGTCGTCATCGGCAGCGCCAAATACAACATCAATAGGTGGCTCTTCTCTTCGCGGTTGCACAAGCACACAAAACACAACAGCAATTGGATCGGGTGCAGGCCGCTACATTGGCAGCGGCACGACTGAACACAACGGAACGTGCAACAACAACCTGCTCATTGGATATCAGGCGCGATGCTCTGCGGTCGGCACAACGAATGAAGTGGTAATCGGAGCCATTGATGCGCTCGGCAACGGCTCCAACACGACCACCATCGGGAACACCAGCACGACTGGGACGTTCATCCCGGCTGGCAACCTGACGTTGTCGAGCCACACTGGCGGTGACTCAAACGGCCTCATCGTCAAGTCTGGAACAGCCGATCTGCGAATACAGGCGGCTGATGGGGCATTCGGCGATGCAACCGTTGGGACTTACGCCAACGTTCCGCTGAACATCAAGGTCAACAGCGCAAGGGTTGCCCAGTTTCAAACAAGCGGGAACGTTCGTTTGGACAACGGCAACCTGATCCTCGGGACAAGCGGCAACGGCATCTCGTTCGCGGCCACCAGCGACCCGTCGATTCCTGCTGTTGCGGCCGCTGGCACGATCATAGGAACGGCAACCAATGTCGCCAACAACGACACCGTAACGCTTGGCGCAAGCACCTACACGTTCAAGACCACGCTGACACCTGCCAATGGAGAGGTGTTGATCGGAGCGGACGCTGCGGCTTCGCTGCTGAACCTTGCGAGAGCCATCAACAATAGCGGAGGCACGCCGGGAACCGACTACCAAGTCGCTGCGGCAAATGCGAGCGCGAGCGCGGGGACAATCGTTGGAAGCACGATCCCGCTCACCGCACTGACGGCAGGCACGGCAGGCAACAGTATCGCCCTCGCGGAAACATCGGCTCAACTCTCGGTCAGTGGAGCAACGCTGCTTGGCGGCCGTGCCGCAGGCGGATCCGATAGCGAGATCCTGTCTGATTACGAGCAGGGAACATGGACGCCCGGATTTACGTTTGTGACGCCGGGAAACCTTGTCGTTCCATATACATCCAGAAACGGCTATTACGTCAAAGTTGGAAGGATGGTTACGGTGTGGGGAGAGATGCGAACCGCGTCAAGCGGAATCATCTACTCGACCGCAAGCGGTGGCGCAAGGGTGACAGGTCTTCCCTATGCAGGAGGATCTAGCCTTGGCGGAATCAGTGTGTATCCCAATTCAGGCTTTGCATACTTTGCAGGCATTGATATGACTGGGTATCTACAGGCAAGCATTAGCCAAGCCGGAACAGACTCTAGTTTGAGGATGCACATGTCTAGAGGACTTCTTTCGGCGCTTGATGTACAAACGACACAAATACCATCAGGCACAGTATTGTCCTTCAATTTCTGCGTCACATATCCCGCCGCCTAATGCCCACATCGGACGATGAGGGTGGACACAACAGGAGCAAACATGCTTACAAAGATCAGCGTCGTTGACAAGACCGAAATCCTTGAGAACGGATGCGTTCAGGTACGCACCGCAACTCGCATCATGGAGGACGGGCAGGTTCTGTCCCAGTCGTTCCATCGTCATGTGGTTGCGCCCGGACAGGACTACAGCGGCGAGGATGCCAAGGTGCAGGCGATCTGCGCTGCCGTGCATACGCCCGAGGTGATCGCGGCGTATCAGGAGGCGCAGTCGTGACTAGCCCAGAGTTCTCCCCCGAAGCAACCGCCGAGCACATCCGTGGCCTACAGGCATCCGCAGACCTGATCGACTCCCTGATCGCCGCTGGCGTCAAGGATGCCGAGACCATGGACTGCATGGATCGCAACGTGCGCCACATCGGAATCATGTGCGCGATGGATCATGTCCAGTGCTGCGGAGAGGACCTGACTCCGTTCACGGATGCCCAGCACCGTGGCGCGGCGTGGCTTGCTGGAGCCTAAGACATGAACCGCAAGACCCTTGAGGACATCCACACTGCACTGGCGACAAACCTGCTGCAAAGGATTCAGGAGGGCACAGCCACAGCGACTGACCTCAATGTGGCCCGTCAGTTCCTCAAGGACAACGGCATTGACTGTGCTCCCGATGCCTCGGTGCCCATGCTGAACCTTGCCAAGATCATGCCTTTTGACGAAGAGGCCGCTTGAGCGAACTTGAGAGAAAACTCAAGGACTTCAGGAACTTTGTCTATCTGGCTTGGGACCACCTTGGTCTCCCAGAGCCGACCCCTGTTCAACTTGACATAGCCCAGTACCTGCAAAAAGGACCTAGGCGGCGAGTCGTTCAGGCGTTCCGTGGGGTCGGCAAGAGTTGGCTGACGAGCGCCTATGCCGTCTTCAGGCTGCTGCATGACCCTAGGCTGAACATCCTTGTGGTCTCCGCAAGCAAGCAACGGGCGGATGACTTTAGCACGTTCACCCTTAGGCTGATCAACGAGATTCCGATCTGCCAGCACCTCAAGCCCCGGGAGGACCAGAGGAACTCCAAGATCGCCTTTGATGTGGGTCCCGCTCCTGCCTCTCAGGCTCCCAGCGTGGTCTCCAAGGGCATCACCAGCCAGATCACGGGGTCTCGCGCTGACCTGATCATTGCTGATGACGTAGAGAGTCTCAATAACTCTGCCACGTTCCTGATGCGTGAAAAGTTGCAGCACTCCATTGCGGAGTTCGAGGCTGTCCTGAAGCCGGGTGGAGAGATCCTGTTCTTGGGTACGCCCCAGACCGAGCAGTCGATCTACCACACCCTGCATGAGAAGGGCTATGACACCCGCATCTGGCCCGCTAGGTTCCCCGAGGAGCGCCTCAAGGTCGCCTTTGGGTCCAAGTTGGCCCCCATGTTGGCCGAGGGCAACGCAGGCGATCCTACGGACCCCAGAAGGTTCGGTGCGATTGACCTGATGGAGCGAGAGGCGTCCTATGGACGCACAGGGTTTGCCCTCCAGTTCATGCTGGATTCGACCCTGAGCGATGCCGACAGGTATCCGCTCAAGTTGTCCGACCTGCTTGTCTTCGGATTAAACCCCGAGAACGCACCAGAGAAGCCCATATGGGCAGCGAATCCCAACAACGCCCTAAGGGATATCCCCTGTGTCGGCTTTAATGGGGACCGCTACTACGGTCCTATGGACATTCAGGGCAAGTGGATCCCCTATGAGGGCGGGATCATGGCCATTGACCCATCAGGCCGTGGAGACAACGAGACCGCCTATTCGGTGGTCAAGATGCTCAATGGGTTCCTGTACGTCACATCCGCTGGCGGCCTACAGGGCGGCTATGGCGAGGAGACCATGGGCAAACTGGTGGCAATCGCCAAGAGCCAAGCCGTCAACCTGATCCTTGTGGAAAGCAACTTTGGTGACGGCATGTTCTCGGAACTGCTGAAGCCGTACCTAGGAAGGACCTATCCATGCACAGTCGAGGAGGTCCGTCACAACATCCAGAAGGAACGCAGGATCATCGACAC